TTAGTACCTGTTAAATCCTCTAAAGCCATTGTCTACTCCTTTATGCTGAAGCAGCTGTTACTGTTACTGTTACCTGTAGTGTGTCACCAGAGATTACTGCACGTGAGGAACTAAAGTCAACTACACCATATAGTGTACCTGCTGTTCCTGTTGCCGCTGTATTTAAGAAAGCACCAGCTACTGTTGCTGTTGCGTTAATTGTAAAGTCTACACTTGATGAGTTAGTCATACTACCAGATGAGGCTGCACCTTCTGTCCATTCTTTTCTGTTTCCAGAATAGCCAGTCAGTTCTGCCCAACTTGAGTGTGATGCCATAGTATCTGCGGCTACTGGTGTACCAGCACCTTTAAGACCTATGTACCAAGTTGTAACTTGTGTTGCTGCGTGGAATTGTACATCAAGAATATGATTCAGACCTGCTGTCACAATTATATTCTTGTTATCCTCTTCCCATTTGATGTTGCCATCTTTATCAAGACAAGTAACTTTCCAAAAGTTAGCCAGCCCGATGTCTACATTACCTAATGCCATTATTTACTCCTATTGTTAATTATCTGGGTCACTTATTTTTGTCCAAAGTGTATCCTCGTCTTCCTCTATATCATTCCATAAGAAATTGTTTTCACTTGAAGCAGAGTTATTCATACTTAGTGTAGCACTCTCTGGAAAGTTCACGTTGTTCTTCATATCGCTTGTACCTGCCATTGTTGCAGTAACTGGCATAGCGTGGCTAGAAGAACTTGTTATTGTACCGCTTTCATCTAATGTTATTGATGCTGGCATAACGTGTGCTGTTGTGCCTGTCATTCCAAAATTCGTTCCTATAGACAACGACCTTGGAAATACTGTATCTTCTAATAATGACTGAGTAAAATTAGTCTGAGTCATTACCGCAGTTACTTGGTAAGTATCGTTAGACCAGAGGTTTGAATTTCCAGACCAGACAGTTGATTCTGCCGACCAAGTGCTCTGAGCCATTAGCCTTCAACTCCAGAATAGATATTCCGTACTCTCATCGCTGAACCAGAATGTCTATCCCTAGCATCCGCATCTTGCAGTTTCTTAATTGCACCTTCATAAGCAGATAGCCACAACCTGATCCTTTCATCATTCTTAATAAAAGGCTCTGCCTCCAATAGTGCACCATATAATAATACATCTGGTGCATTTGTTGTAAGCCAGTTGCTTGTTACAGTACCTGAAGTACCATCACCTAGCGGTGTAAATTTCTCATAGAAAGCCATCTCAACTGTATAGTCAGAATCTGGTATAGGTGCTAATTGTATCTCGTCACCTATGAGTGAATAAGCTCTTGGTTTACCAGTCGTATCACTTCCATATAACCTATCCAACATCTCTGGTGTTATATATTCGAGAGGTGTGATAGGGTTCGTATTAATTTGCATATTACGCATTTGTAAATAACCACCTGGGAGATTAAAATATCTCTGACTCGCTGTGGTTTCCATAGAACTTCTTACTTCCATAGGGCGTATGCGTAAATCCCTATTGAGTCTAGCCTCTGCCAAAGTTATGAAGTCTGGTATTCTGTCTGTTAAGTCTGACCTATCTAGCCAGTCCGCTACTGCATCTTTTAATTCTGTGAATGTGCTTAATGCCATTATACTTTTCCTTTAGTAGTACGCCAAGCAGCGTTGTCTGGATGATTCAACCACTCTCTCATCCTTTCTTGGTTTCCCCAAACCTTATCTCTCATCATCTGCTCAACTACAATAAGAGGTATTCTGGCAACCCTGTGTGAGAACTGAGAGTCTCCTTTATATTTATTTCTTCCAGCAGTGAACTTGTCAGACCTATTTTTATCATAGATGTCTTTAACTGCTTTATCTTCCTGTCCACTGGCTAGAGTTAAAGTTCCGTCTGCGTTTTGAATTAGTTTAGATTTTACTGCCATAAGTATAACCACCCCAGTTTCCTAGGGTGGTATTTAGGTTAGCTATTAACCAGTAGTGTAACGGATTGCTCCATTAGCTGCTTCGTTGCCACAGCGTAGACCAAACTCTACAAGAAGCATCTTCTTGTCTGAGTCACCTTCTTTCGCAATATCCACAGTTTGGAAATCACGAAGATACTCTACTGACCACATATCGTGGTCTAGGAAGTATACAAGGTCTTGGTCACAGTATCTGTCTAGCGTAATGTTGAATGTACCAAAATCTGATACATAAACATCAACTGCATTGTAGATTGACTTGTTGTCGTCAACAATACTACGAGTATTGTCAGCACGACCAGACATTGCTGTAATCAACTTTTTGTTGGTAGCACCTAGAAGGATTGTTGATGGCTCGCCACCAGCATTCCAAGTAGATTCTGCAACAGCAGTTATATCAGCTTCAACAACCGCAGCGTGTGAACCAGAAGTACCAGCATCAGTTACGTTAGTCGTAATGAAAGCACCAGCTCCTTTGGTTTCACGTGCTGTAGAGGCGTTACCTGCCACAGCTGCGTTGTTAGCTAATAGTGAAGTCTCCATATCTCGCTTCATCTCTTTCGAGGCTTTTGCGAGTTGGTGTGCCATTTCAGACTTCTTACCGGCATTGTTCACTGTCTCCTGAGTACCAGTGACTTCAACCACCTTCTTACTAATTTGAGTATAGTTACCCAATCTAGTTGTAGCAGTAGTAGTCGCAGCACCCACAGCAGCTCCCTCCACGTGATAGTTAGTTCCAGAAGCAGCGGTTAGGGCATCTGTCTGCCACTCAAAATAAGTGTTAGAAACAGTACCTTTACCTGCTATACCCGATAGGAATGGAGTATCAGTAGGGGAAATATCATAGATTACATCAGACAAATCCTCACGAATCGCTGTTGCATCGTATGTACTGAAATTTGTAGGCATTTCAATATCTCCTTAAAGCATATCATAAAATAAGGAAGCGGCATCTTGTTGCTTACCAGTCTTCCTCAACCGTGTACGCTTTGCTTTTAGTGCTTCAGTAGCTGTATCTTCCTTTGATTTTCCTCTTCCAGCTTTTTGTACTTTGGGAACTTTCTTGACTGCTTTCTTCTTCGGAGCTACTTTCTTGGTTAGCTTATCGAACTCCATTGCTTTCTTAATTACTAAGACACTGCGATGGTCTGCTAACTGATTTATCTCGTCTGGTCTAAATCCTACTGAGGCGGCGTACTCACGCACATCATTCTTAATAGTAGAATTTTTATCGTTCCACTCAGGTAAAGCCTGTATTAATCTAGAGTATTCTTGTTGAACAAAATCTGCTCTAGCTCTTTGCATAGTAGCTTGCTGTTCTTGTTGTATAATAGCTCTTTGCTCTGCAACATTGTTAACTTTATCCTGTGCATCTCTGTACTCATCTTTCTTTAGCATATATTGATAAGGGTCCTCTGTCTTAAGGGTTTCCCAATCAACTTTATCAAAGTCTTGCAACTTGGCTGTCTGTTGCTCTTGCAACATCTGAAGACCATTTGCGTACATTTGCCTCTCTTGCTCTAGTTGCATACGCTCGGACTGGATATTCTCCGTCTCCTTACGTTGCTCTGCTAGTGCTTGAGACTTACGAGTATAGTCAGCCTGTCTCTGGTATCCGTTCTTGAGTTCTTCAATACCAACCTCTAGTTCCTCTCCGTCTACTTTAATAGTATACTTCAAATCCTCTTCGGCTACTACATCATACTCTTCTTCCTCAGATTCCTCTGATTCTTCGGATACTTCCTCTTCTACTTCTTCTTCAGCTTGTCCTTCTTCAGGGGCTTCTTCTTCAGTATTTTCAGCTTCCTTTGTTTCCTCTACCGATTCCTCGTCAACAGCGGCTTTGGTTTCCTCGCTTGCGGTTTGCTCTTCTGAGTCCCACATATTAAGGATTGTATTTGCAGCTTCTTCACTAGAACCTGCCTTTGCTCTTTCAAATCTACCTTCTTGGTTATTCTCTACGGAATCCATCGGTCACTCCTCTCACTTAGTTAATAAATTCTTCTTGCTCCTTCTCTGCAAGTTTGCCAGTTTCAAACACAGAC